GCATTGGTCATATCTGGGTAAACCGACTTAGTAGTCGCCATGATATCTCTTCCTTATAAATGATTAAAGTTTACTTAACGCGACCTTCAGCGTACGCTTGCATGATCTCGTCAGAGAGTGCGTGGTAACGATTCGGGTCATCTCTCATGAGCTTAATAATGTCTGCTCGACGGAAGACCTTACGACTCTTCTCACCGCTGCCAGAGGCTCCACCAGTGGATGCCGCCTTAGCCGCAGATGATCTCGCCTTCTTCTCAACCGCTGCTGTCTGAGTCACCAGTGACTTGCGATCCTTCCACAAGCTAAAGATTTCATCAGCCGCCTCGAAGTCGAAGTTGCGATCTGCTTCCTGTAGAAGCCTAGTCCGAAAGGAACTATCCTTCACCCAGTCGATAAACGCAGAATCACCAAGAATGTCAGCCATGTCTGGATGCTTGCGCTGTAGTTCAGCCTGTGCCGCGCTACGCTTCATGTTCAGTGAACTCTCTCGAGCCTCACGAACAGCTGGGTGCGTGTCAATCGCATTCTGAATCGCCTTCTCAGGGTCTTCAAAGAAGTCTACAGTCTCAGCCGGAGCTGTGTCTTCCTGTTTGGATTGTGACATAACGAACTCGTCTACGACCTTGCGTAGCTCTCCAACCTCGCTAGACTGACGTCCCAGTAGCTTCTCAGCCTGCTGGTGCATCTCTACGATGTCAGATATAGACTTGCCTTGATACTTCTCAGGCAGTTCTGGAGCTGCTTCAGGAGCCTCAGTGGTTGTCTCAGTAGCCTCTTCGGCCTCTGGGGTCACTGCGTCCTCTAGTCGTACTTCTTCAGCGTCTTCCGCTGCGTTCTTCTGTCGTCCTTGTTCTATCAATGTAGCCATTACTAATACTCCGTGATTTAATCATTGTGGAGAGGGGAAAATGCAAGGCAGAGTAGCTACTCTCTGTTCTCCTTACGCTCTTGTTGTATCTTCTGCTGCCTGTACCGCGCCCACTTCATTGTAGCTCCCGGATAAGTACCGGATATGGGGTCTAGCACAGACGTCACGGGCGATACTACCCGTCCTGCCGGAATTCCGCACTCGGCGCACTCCGTAGTTCTCTCGCTCTCGTCAATGAAGCGCTCTGTTACATGCCCTTCACTGCACTCGAACTCGTATATCCTCCTAGTCATCAGCGTTCTCCGTCAGATTGATTATGGAGTGGATGATGTTAAGCTGGCCTTTCCGAAAGTTCAGATCAGCCTCGTCTTTGGTATGAGTTACTGAATTGATGACTATGGCGTTGGCCGTCAGCTCTTGAACTAGAGCCTTCCAGCCGTCTGTCAATGTCATGTCGTTCAGGTCATCCCAATACTTTTGCTCTTCTTGAGTCATACTATTGCCTTCCTTGCCTAATATGTACTTATTATTATACCACATTCTGAGGCAAATGTCAAGCACAATTTAGGCCAGATGTCAAGCCTTTTTTGCTACTTTCTTCTTAGGGGCTGGCTTGGCCTGCGCATTGACAAACTCCTTCAGCACCTTAATCTCTTCCTGTAGCTTGGCTATTTCCTTGTCTTTGCGGGCGAAGGCAGTGTTAATCTGCTCCGCCAGCGCTTCCAAGTCGTTAGTGGTTACCATTCTCATTTAGCACCTCCCTGCGCTCTCTTGGTGTTTTCCTTCTCGACCTCCAGACCCAGCTTCTGCTCGTTCAGAGCCAGATCAGCTATCTTCATCTTACGCTCGAACTCCTTCTCAGTGTCGTCCTTGACAGAGCTTAGCGCCCTGATGCGCTCGTTCTCAAGCTCCACAGGGATGCCACGGGCCTCGAGAGCAATCTTCTGCGCTCGTGCCTGACTTTCTGCTGCCTGACCGTTCAGAGCCGCTGTCTGCGACTGCTGGAAGGCCATCTGAGCCTGCTGAGCCGCCTGCTGAGCCTGTTGCTGCTCTGGCGTAGGCTGTCCTGCCTGCCTCATCTTAGCGATCAGCTCCTCACGGTTAGAGACGTTCATGTTGTCGATGACGCTCTCGAGGATAGCTGGGTAGACGGGGTTCTCAGGGCCAGTGGTCTGTAGCAACTGAACCAGCTGAGCAACCTCGTACTCTCGGGCGATGATGCCGAGGCTAGAGCAGGCCGTGAACTGGTAGTCCCCTGCTGGGAACAGCTCAGGCTCGAATTGCATGTAGCGGTAGGCCGCCTTCTGGAGGAACGGCACGAGGAAGCACTCTTGAAAGTTAACCAGCGTGCGCTTCTGTCGCTTAACGATACCAGCTTGGCTCATGGAGTTACCAATGCTGTTGGGGCCGCCTTGCTGCTGCACAGACGTGTCCACAGCGCCAGTGGCTTGGTTGACCATGCGTTGCAGGCTTTCTGCCTGTGCGAACGTGATCTGGTCGACGTTGCCGAAGTTGAACGGCTGGAGAGTCTCTCGCGGGTCGCCGTTGGTCAGGATGAGCTTACCAGCCTTCACCTCAGGCTTGCTGCCGCGTGGGATACGGGTAGCGTCCATAGCTAGCATAGGATGCACTGTGAGCGCCAGAGCGTCGATTCTAGCCCTGATCTCAGCGTCCAGAGCCTTCTGACTGTTGTAGCCCTTCTCGCACACTCCCATGCCCCAGAAGCGGCTAGGAACCTTGTCCCACGAGAACGCCACTACAGGGCGGTCGTTCATCATGTAAGGGTTCTCTTCAGCCTTCAGCAGCTTGCCGTTGCCGAGGACTACGATAGCCTCAACGTAGTAGCTATCCTCGTCGTCGCCAATGATCTCTTCGTCTGCTTCTTCTTTCAGGAGCTTGCGAGGCACTAGGCCGTAGTATTTAGTCAGTCTAACCTTGTTCTCTGGCTGCGACCACAGCTCAGGGTCAGCTTCGATGTTCAGGTCGTCAGCGGCTGTGCCGACGTAGATATCGCGGTAGACGCCTTGCTCCTGCATCTGCTCAACGTAGTGCGTAGGCACGAACTCGTCGATAATGACGCCACAGGCTTCATCTACAGAGGTCGCCACAGGGTCAATCAGGAAGTTATGAGGCTGGATAGGACGGAGCTTGACGCTGGTCTTCTCTCTCACCTGCACTCCCACGGCCTGCATGGCGCCTTCCATGACTGGCTCAGTGGCCGGAACCATCTCGTTCTCTTCCGTCAGCACGATCTCGGCGATGCCGGTGCCGTAGACGGCTGCGTTGATCAGCACTTCGCCCATCGAGGCTCTGATCTTATTCTTGTAGAACTCTTCATTAAGCTTATGCCGCAACACCATGACATCCAGACGCTCTTGGTCGCCGTAGTTGTCCTTGATGTCGAAGAAATACCCCCTGCCGAAGGTTGCTTCCTCGATTTCGGCTACATTGTTCTCCACAGCCTGCATAAGGGCCGGAGAAACGATGCGAGAGCGCTCGGACTCACGAGTCTTGTCGTTAGAGTCCCACATACCACGCCAGAGGCGGTAGTATTCGTTGAACTTCTCTTCATAATTCGACTCGAAATGGTCTCTCCATTCCTCAGCCTTGTGGTCGACCCATCCCTCGAGGGTTTCGCCGATCATGTCTACGTTGCTTTCTGTGAAATCTTCCATATTAGCCCTCAATAGCCGGAAATGTTATCTAAAACTTCGTAAGTGTCTTCTTCGTAATCGCCGTAGCCGTAGCTGACCTGCTGCAACTGGTCAATATACGCCAACGAGTCTATCAAATCGTCATGTACTAAGTGGTTAGGGAACTGAAACAGCTCATCGAGGAACTGCATATTCCAGTCACCCTTCTGTAGCTTGATTAGCCCGTTCTCGAACCGTCCCTGTAGCGCCCAGATGATCCTGTCCTTCTTCTTCTGGTTACCGTGAGTCAGCTCCTGCACCCTAAAGTACCTGTTATAACGCTTCTGTAAGTCCATCAGGGGCGACATCACCGCCTGCTTGCTTATCCCGCGCTCAATCCCTACGCTGATGGGCTGGTATTCCGCCACCGCGTTAAATATCTTGTTAGCTGTCTCGTTCAGAGTCCACCGTCCTGCTATGATGTCCTCCACTACCCAGCCGTTCTCGTTCACTTTGACGACGCTGATGGCGCTGTTGTCCAGTCTCGAAGACTTCTTCTTGCCCATCTCCTGAAAACCCGCCAAGTCGACAGCGATGTAGTAGTCGCCTGCGAGCATGTCGTCGCTCT